GCAATTGGACTCTGGAAAGCTCTAAAGAAATGAACTGGAAAACTACTCTCGCTGGAGTTGGCGCAATCATGGTCGCTGTGGGTGGAGCGTTGAAGGCTCTGTTCGACGGAGACCCTACGACCAACATTGATCTCGCTGCGACCATTGCCGCTGTGACCGTTGGCTTTGGTCTTATTGCCGCAAAGGATGCGGACAAAAAGAAGTCCGAGTGAACGTCATCGAGCAGATCATCACCGCTCTCTTAAAGTGGTTGACTGGTCTGGCGAAAACACCTCCCACCGTTGAAGATGCGAAACAAAACCCAGAGCTTAAAAAGAAGCTGCTGGATCGCATTGACCGTGCTGGTGGGTAGCTGTGGCTGCGGGACTCGCGTCGTTTACGTCCCGCACGGTGAGCCGGTGAGGCTCGCTGAGAGCGTCAAAGCTAAGGTTTGGGTCAAAGGTGCTGACGGTGTTTCTGTGCGCTCTACGAGTCGTATAACGCTGTCAGAGGGTTGGTACGCATTGCCGAAGGAATAGTATGTCGCAACAAGTCATCAACGTTGGATCAACCGCAAACGACAACAACGGAGATACGCTCCGTGGGTCATGGATCAAAGCCAATGCGAACTTTGATGAACTGTATGGAAACCTGCCGATTAATAACGCTCCGTCAACTTGGGTTCCCACGCTGATTGACTCCGGTGGTGGTCGTACCTTTGCCTTTACCGTCAACACTGCTCGGCATACGTCTATCGGTTTTGTGTCCACCTTTACCGTTGATTTGACCATCAACTCAGTGAGTGGTTCTGCTACTGGCAATCTTCGCTTAAGCCTTCCCGATCCCGCGACTTACGACGCTGCTGTGTCCATCTGGTTGGACAATGCAACGAATCAAGCGAAGACTTCTGTCATTGGCAAGATTGTCGGAGGCACTTCCTACTGTGAGTTGAGCCATTACGAGACCGGTGACATCACAAGTCTTGCAAGCCAACTCCAAGCCACTTCCCGCATTCTTGTTTCTGGTGTTTACTTCACAGCGTGAACCTAATCGCAACCAGTCTCCAGTTGGGGATGTCTGTGCTACAGAGCGCGATGGGAAACCCGTCGTTTTTGTGGCAGGGAGTGCTGGTTCGTTGTCTTCCCGCTGCGATCACTGACGCAAACTCGGTTATTGCCGGTGGTTTCCAAGATAACGTCCAAGCGCGGATCTTGGTTAAGTTCTCAGATTGGCGGCTGGCTGACTCCACGCTTGTAACCGTTGACGCTTCGGTCTGGTCTTGTGACGTTGGTTTCACTGCTGACCGTCTCTTGCAAGAGTCTGGAAGCTTAATCCTTCAAGAGAACACTGACCGCTTGCTTCTGACTTTTGGCAAAATGATTCCGGTCGTTGGCCGTCTTGTGACCTACGATGGGCGACAAATGCGGATCATGTCCGCAAAGCGCGACGGCTCCGGTGCTTACTATGCGCTTGAGCTTGGAGCTAAGACCAAATGACTCCACTTATTGTTGTTGATGTCAGCCGGTTTTCTGAAGCTTGGAAGCAATATCTTCGGCTTACCAGCCGCGCATTGCCAGAAGTCATCAATTCTCGCACGTTCTACATGATGTTGCGGATGTATTGCTTGCTTCCGCCAAAGTCCCCCCAATCAGCAAGAAACAAAGTATTGGATTATTTGGACAGGTATGTTCTAAAGCTCCGCAAAAAGAGCAGAAAAAGCGGCAAATATCTTGGAAGAAACAGAGCTTTGCGAGTGGTACACTTGATTGCTCAAGCAAGAAACGCAAAAGAAGGAAAAGAGGGATTGTATGGTCCTACGATGCGTAAAGCTGCTGGCAAGCTTCGTCGTCGCGCTGCTGGTTCAGTTGGTTACCTCAAATCTGCGGTGACAAAAGCGATCAAGAAACTGTCTCCGTCGTTTCAGCAATTTGGTGGAACAAGACGATTCGCAAAAGGTTCTGCTGGTGTTCGTGCTGTGGCTGGAAATCAAGCTTTGATTAATCTGGCAAATGAGTATGGATTGCCGCAGGAAAACGTTTCAATGCATCGCGGGTCTTCCGCTTATGCTTATTGGGCGAAAGCTGGATTCAATCCATACACTCATGTTCGATTGAATATTGGCGTTGCAGATAACCAGACTGGCCGTGTAAACGCGATCTACGCGAAAGCAATGCAACAAGCTTACAACGACGAAGCAAGAGAGCTTGAAGACCATATCCGCGCAAAGCTTCAAGAAGCCGCTGTGCCTCTTGAGAAATATGGAGTTACTGTTCAATGAATGGCGTTGCTCTTAGAACTGAACGCGCTCTTGTCGATTGGCTTGCTGCTCAAGACTGGTCTGAGTCTCCGCTTGGAACCCCAACCTGTTTGACGAGCTACGGTCATGGAGCGTTTGCAGATCCAGACTTGGAAGACCAAATGCCGGACTTTCCGCGCATTGTTGTACGCTCATCAACTGCGGTTCCGGTTCATCCTATTGACCGGACTTGTGAAGTGGATGTAACCGCTACGCTTCAGCTTTCCGCTGACGATACTCCCGAGTACAACGTTCTTGCGACCGTTGCAGCGTTTGAAGACATCCTGCAACCGCTATTCGTTGACGACAACATTTCAGAATTGAACGTTGGAGATTCCGATCCGTCTGGTGGATTCACCGCATTCTTTGCGACCCCTACAGACTTTGGAGTGAATGACACTAGCGAAAGGGCTAGAACTTTCTCGCGTTCAATGCGAATCTTTGCAGCAGCAAACTCATAACACAACAACAACATGGCACTTTCAAAAGGTCTAGCACTAGTCTACGGAGCAAAGGGAACGATTCAGCTTTATACGGTTGGAGTCGCAAATGCTCTTACTGCGCTCACGAGCGGAACAATTACTACAATTGAGAGCTACGACGCGACCCACGAAGCAGACGTTGAGCAGATCAAGAACTCTGCCGGTGAGGTTGTCGCTCAAGTCTCGGCTAACGAGCGGATTTCGCTCAATGTCACTTTCATCCCAAGTGCTGCTACCTTTGCTCAAGCCAAACTTGCTGCCGGTCTCCCTACAGTCAACGGATATGCGTCTATTGCTGGAAGCGATGGCGTGACCGTTGGTGGTGTTTCCATTGATGGTGATTACGTTTATTCAGGTGGTGGAAGCGTCAAATTCACAAGCAGCGGAAAAGCTATGGTTACCATCACTGTGACCAAGTATCCGTCTCTTGCCGGAACTGCCGCTGTCTTCACGCTGTAATTGTGGCAGATCTTGCAAAGATACTTGCAGAGACCGGACCTCAAGCACCAATTGTGCTTGGGGTTCGACTCGTTCCCTACACCGTAGGTCATGCAATAGTGCTGCAACGGTTGGGTTCGCCGTTTGTCATGGGTGGCGAGATTCAACCAGAAAACTTGGTGGAGGCTGTGACCGTTTGCTCACAGTCTCCACTTGAGTCCATTCGATCCATCAAGTCTCGTTGGAGCGGGTTGATGCTGTGGCTGTGGGGAAAGCGCATTGAGCGGATGAATGTTCTTGCCGAATGCGACAAGTTTCAGCTTTGGCTTAAAGAACAGTCAACCGCTCCCGAAGTGCTGATGGAAAGCGGCAGCAAGTCAAAGCGTCCGGCAATGCCGTGGCCCGAGAGGGTTCTTGTTGGATGTCTCAACATTGGTATCAGTGCTGATGATGCAATCAAGATGCCTCTTGGTGATGCAGAAAGGCTCATTCTAGCGCACGCAGAGATGATGGGTCACGTTCAGTTGTGGGACGATCAAAGCGAAGCAATCTGGCAGAGCCAACAATCCAATTGATATGGGAATACTTTCGATGCTGTTCAAGATTGGCGTTGATGCCACCAAGTTTGAGATGGATCTCAAACGGGTTCAAAGTCTTGGCGAGAAGTTTGGTAATAGCTTCAAGTCAGCGGTTACGAGCAAACTTGGGCAAGCATTGACAGTTGGAGCCGTTGTCGGTTTTGCAAAGAGCGTAATGGATGCGGCTGATAGGATCAAAGACTTGTCAGATCAGTTAAACATTACGACAAACGATGTCCAGCGATTGCAGATTTTGTCTGGCGAAACAGGGATCAAGTTTGAGCAGTTTGCGTCCATTCTTGAGAAGACGGCAAAGGCAAGAATTGAAGCAACAAGCGGAGATGAAGCTCAGATTCAAAGCATGAAAGCTCTTGGTGTTTCGATGTCTGATCTTACAAATGATCAGATTTCAAACATTCAATTGAGCATCAAGCTTGCAAGTGCCTACAAAGACTCTGGTCAGTCTGCTCAAGCAACAACAGCAATAACTGATTTATATGGAACGAAACTGAGGGCCGCTGCTGCTGCGTTGGCTGATTATGAAAGCACAGCAAACAGAGACTTGATCTCTGAAAAGACAATATCAGACCTCTCAAAGAGCAATGACTTGTTAGATGAGCAGTATCGCAGATTGAAAGCAATAAGCTCACCCACAATTGCTGCTGGATTGAAGGTAACCGCTGATGCTTTGGAAAACCTGTTGTCTGGAGTAAATTCCAATGCGTTGGATCAATACGCAGCAGTTGCGTCTGGACAGGTGAATCCAACAAAAGGAACGTTCATGCAATCGGCATTAGCGTTTAGCAAAAGCTCTTTAGCATCAAAGTTTGCAAACACGCTTAACGATACAACAAACAATCCGCCTCCGATTTCAGAGCCTAAATTTGAGCGTGTTAAGGGGGACAAGTTCTCTTTTGGCGGACCTCAAGATTCTCTTGCTCGCATTGGCGGATTTACTGGCTTTCAATCGTCTCAAGACACTGCAATCAGAAATGCAATTGAGCAGACTCTTCAGTTGAAGCTAATCGTCAAGAACACGGACAAGACTGCCAACAACACGCGAGACTAATATGGCAACAATCAAAACCAATGTAATCACTCCGGTTGCAACTGGATACATTGAGATATCCCGCGAGTACAACAACGGTGATGGCACTGGTCGTTTTATCACTTACAAGTATCGTGGGAGCAAAGATGCTTTGCGGCTTGCGTCTGCTGATTGGGTTGCTGCTGGTGGCAAATATCAAATCACTGAAGACGGTCCGTACTCCACGGCAACCGTCACGTTTTCCGGTGTTAACTTCAATCCTAACAGCCCAACCGCTCAGGGTCCGCTAGACGAAGATGATCCTGCTCAGCGGTATGAGTTCCGCACAGAATACGTTGATGCATCGTTGTTTGAGCTTCCCGCCGTCCGCGCTGAAGCCAAAAAGAATCTTGATACTGAGTTGTACTTTGCAGCAGTGAAGCAAGCTGGAGACGATCCGAAGAACAACAAGTTGCCGCTGCTTGAAACCCAATTCCCGTTGGCTCACAAATTGGTCAGGAGATTGGCTAGAGGTCAAAGCAGCTTCCAGACTTCCAGAGTGTCCCTAACTCGGATCTCTACTTACTCGGCTCGCAACGGACTTCCCGCCACTCCTCCGATCATTTCGGCAATCTACGATTCAATCACGCTCGCAAACCGGAATAGATTTCCGCAAGTTGTGCGTAACGTGATGCCGCAAGCACCGTTGGACCCGTTGCTGACTCCAGACGAGACCGCTTGGGCTTGGTTGAAAACCAACGATTCAACAAGTTTGATGATTAAGACCAACCAAGTTGAACGGAATGAAACTTGGACCTTTGCAGCGTGGGACCTTTTCGCGTATCCATACAACCCATCATTCTAACACTTACACAACATGGCAGACGAAATTCAACTGACGGCTCGACTATACGCTTCCAAAGGTGGCGCGTATCTCCCGAGTGTAACCTACACCAAGTCGGCAACAATGGTTGGAACCGACATGGGTTCTCAGACCCAATTGATTGGAACCACCGTTGAGGCTCTGGACGTTCCGGTTGATGTCTCCAGCCCATACAAGCTGTTGATCTCCAATCTGGATTCCACCAACTTTGTTGAGTTGGGTTTTGTTTCTGGAACCTACACGATGCGGATTCCCGCTGGCGAGACGCTCTTGATGCCATACGTCAGCGCGACTCTGTATCTCAAAGCGGATACCAGCAACGTGACGATTCAAGCGACGTTCTGCGAGATCTAACCGTTTGAGATATGGCGAACGAAATTGAAATGACAGCGCGGTTGTATGCGTCAAAGAATGGCGCATCTATCAACCCGCAGACGTTCACTGCTACGGTGAATATGACTGGAACCGACATGGGTCAGAATACCCAAGACATCGGTTCTGGTGCGGATGAACTGCTTGATATCGCTGCGGATCTCTCGCTTCCGTACAAAGTCTTGATCTACAACATGGACCTTCAGAATGCGGTTTATGTTGGTGTTTCGACTCCGTACCAGTTCCAGATTCCTGCCGGTGAGTTCATGTTGATTCCGCGAGTTGATGCAAACTTGTATCTGAAAGCGGTTATCAGTGGATCGACGGTTAAGATATTCGCTCAATTCTGTGAGATCTAATGGCCGTAACGCTTCCATCTAAGGTTGCAGAGCGTGGTATGAAAGCCGATCACGCTCGCGCCATCAATCAACTGATTGATGCAGTCCGCAAGATCCAGCTTGTCGCTGGACCGGATCAAGCTATTGAGCAGACTCCGAACGGGACGACCATCAAGATAAAGCAAGCTCCTCAGACAATTGTGGGTGGTACTCCTGACGACTTCTTTTATTGATGTATGCCCGTCGCTACAGACAAGCGTCAGCGGATGTTCAATGCGCGGAACTTGAACGATCTGTATGCTCGCTTTGACAATAAGTGTGCAAGAGCGTTAGACGGTAAGACTCCGTTCGTTGTTGGTCTCAGTTCAAAGATACCTTTTGGAGTTCAATACGACTATTGCATTGATCCAGCCACAAGCTTCTATGTCACTGGAAGCACTCCAACACAAACGCAGATTGCGATTGAGCTTTCAAAGCTTGAGAGCAAGCACTTAGACGTTATCGGAGGTCAGGTTTACGTTGATCACTACGTCACTTCTTTCAACTCTTCATATTGCAACGTTGGCTCAATTCAAAAGTCTTTTGAGCTACACAAGCGCAAT